ACGAGAAGATACTCCAAGAGTTACACCTTCACCAATAAGATTTTGTGCAATCTTACCCATAGGTGTAGAAAGTAATTGTGCCTTTCCAATAAAATTATTTCCTTCTTGTCGAAGAGAAGTAATTTTATGTGATACACGATCAAGGTTTACAGTAGGACCATCAGGATGTCCGAGTTCTCCTAATGCTCTACCTTTACTAACAAAACTTTCGTTGTATCTACCAACTTCTTTTGCAAGAGTTTGGAGTGGATACATTCTTCCATTACGATTCTTAATTTCACCTTGAAGGAATACACCTTCAATATACATTTTCTTTTTAGCGCCTTTTCCTTCGACGATAAATTTAACTCTTGAAACTTCCTCTGTAATTAGTTTCATTAGAAATCTCCTACGATTTGAACTTCTGAAATATGTGTTTTACCACTTCCACGAACTGCAACTTTTACAACTCGTCTAATTTCACCTACTGCATCAGTAGCAGATAAATTAGCATCACCATAACCTAGAGTTACAGTTCCCGACTGAACTCCGTTTATTGGATCTGGTCCTGTGACTGCTGTAACTGATGCACTTGTAGTATTAATACCAGTGGGTGCACACCCTGTTACTGCAACAGTATCACCAACAACAAATGGTGCGTCTGTTCCAGAAGGAAATCCAAACTTAATTGCTGCAGATGCATTTGTTACTGATACTGTTTGTATTGAAGCAACACTTTCCTTAAAAATCATTGGAGTTTTAACAGGAACATATATGCTACTATCGTCTGTTGCTGTTGGGTTAGTTCCAACCTCAACAAATGCATCACCACCAGCTGGTATTACTCTGAGATAACCCGACTTTAACGGTATTGATGCACTTGTTGCGTTTCCAGTAACAGATGCTATTTTTTGTACGACCTTAAAAGCTGCCATTGTTTATAATCAACCGTGATAGTGTTATTTATGATTCCTCTTCTGTGGAGTCATCCACAGTTTCATCAGAAACTTCTGTATCTGCAATAGAAGGATCAAAAAGTTGTGCTGCAAGATCTGGTCTCTGAGAATTTATTCTCTCAGCTGCCTTACTATACAGTGTGTCTTTGATCGAATCTGATATATCAGTTGCTGATTTATCAGTTGCAATCATGTCAAGTAATTCATCCATATTTAATATTATGTTAAGATATCTTGATTATTTATATCTCTGCCGACTTAACATCTTTTTGGAACTGAGCGTCTGCAACTGCTCCATCAGATTCTAAGTCAGGTTCTACAGGAACATTTCCTAAATCTCCACCACCTTCAAGTGGTTGTCCAGTGATAGGATCTACTGCACTTGGATCAGGAATAATACCATCTTTAATTTCTTTTTTAATTATTTCATCTTGCTCTTCAATTTCTTGATCAGTCTGACGAAGAACTTTTGTCCTTACATAATGATTAGAGAAATACTTACCAATATAAGGTTCGATTGTTGCTAATGTTCCAAGTCTTTCATTCATTAATTCAGACTCTTTTAATTCTGCAAATTGATTATCATATAAGAAGTCATATTGAATATGATCACTTAAAGAATCCCAGTCCTCTGGAGTGATAATATTCTTTAAAATTAATTGTGTTTTTAATAGATTACTGAATAAATTTCCAAATCTTTTTCTAAGTCTTCCTACAAATTTTGCAAACTTTAATTCATCTCTTAATATCTCAGATGATCTTCCCAAATTAAATCCACCATCACTTGCAATTCTTGATTCTGGAACACCTAATGCACGATATAATTTTTTCTGAAAGTATTCAATATCTGTAAGTTCACCTAAGTTTTGTCCACCAGGTAAAGTTGTAATTTCAGTTCCTCTTCCACCTTCTCTTCTTGGTAGCCAGAAGTCTTCCATCATAGACATAAATTTACGATCATCTCTAACTTCACCAGTGTTTGCATCATAAACAAGTTTGTTTCTATAACGAGACATGACTTCTTTAAGATATTGTTCTGCTTTTACCTTTGGTAGATTACCAACATCAATATAAAATATTCTTCTTTCTGGTGCTCTTGATAATCTGTAAATCACAAGACTATCTTCAATCATTCTTAACTGATTAAGCGCCTTAATTGCTTTATGTAAGTATGATAAACATGTTCCTTTATTACGATCAAATAATCCAGATGTCACATGACACACTGAATCTTTTGCAATTTTAATTGCACCTTTACCACCACCACCTGCACTTGCAAACATAGTTGTTGGATAATTTGGTTTTGGTGTGTAAATATAATATTCGTCTATCTGTGGATATGCAATATCTTTTTTGTCATTTGCTAATGGATCTAATGGTAAACTACCCTTATTGTTTGTCTTCTTTTCTTGTCTGACAAACTTCATTTTCATAGGATCAACATATCTGATCTCTTGAATTCCATCCTGTGGATTCTTTGTATCAATAACTTTTATGTAATATAATCTTCCATCTACATACCAATTTTTAAAAATCTCATGTGACTTCTTATCAAAGTCCATCATTTCTTTAATATGTTTAAACTCTTCTCTAATTCTATCTTTTAATTTATCAGTTGCATTTACATTTGATAGTTCAATCTCAACAGGAGAATCATATAAATCACTAACTATTCCTTCGTTTACAACATCTTCAATCGCACCATCACACTCTGGGTGAAGTGCCATTTCACGATATCTTTTAATTAAATCATATTCTGTACGATAAACACCTTCGATATCTACATACTGCCCATAAAAACCAGATTGTACAGAATAGTCAACCCCGTCCTCGTTACTTCGAGGAACGGGTGAAACTATTGAATCGGGTTTATTTTCCGAATCATCAATTGAGAATCCAAAGAGTTTTGCCATCGTATAATCTATTTTCTTTTATTATAGCACTATTTATCAGTTTTAACTTATGCTTTCTCCTCCAGCATTATCACCGACACCTTTGATTGATTCAAAGTATAGTACTTGTAATTCTACCGTAAACTCTTCTATTGTGTCAACTGTTTCGTAAGATAGATCCATTTGACTGATATTTGTTGGGAAAACATCATAGAATCTGTAACTTCTTAATGTAGATCCGTCACGATCAAGTTGATGAACATAAGCATCTTCCTGATAATCTGCTGGATTATTAGCACCAGTAGCATCAGATAATCTGTTAATTGAATTCATCCACTTCTCAAAAGCAGATCTGATTGCAAAATCAGTATCGTTAATAACTGTGATAGTCCATGTATCAAATGTTCTATCTCCTGCTATTTTTAAGATTCTTCCTCTAAAGTTAACATCAATTGGAGTGATGTTAGAAGCAGGTAAAGCTGCTGCCTTAACTAAGAATCTTGCTTTATCCTTCACATCGTTGTCGATTGCGATTTCCTCTGGGAAAGCAAGTTCGACTTCAAATAGATTCGGTCTTGCACCACCACCAACTAACTTACTCTTAAAGTCAGTGATTCTTCTTAAAGGTGGTCTATTGAATTGGGTTGCCATTTTCTTTAATTACCTCGTTAAACAGAACCGACTACTTCCTCGAATGATACACCTGTTCGTGTAGCAACGAAGGTTAGACCGATGAAGTTAATGGATCTTGCAGGTTTGACGAATATGTCTGCGACAAATTCATTACTATCTATGATTGCAGCAGTGTTATTTGTTTCATCACAAATAACTCTGAAATCAAAGATTCCTCGTTTTGCCTGTACATCACGGAGGAATGGTTCAACAATATTCACAAAGTTTGTCCTTGTGATTTCATCGTTGAATTCAAACATCTGATCTCTTGCAGCAGAGGATATTGCATTTTCAAGGAAGATAAACAATCTACGAACGTTTATCCTATCAAATGCTGATGCTTTTGATAAACCAGTCTTATCACCGAAGAGGACTATTCCTCCACCAGGTGAGAAGATAATTGGATTAACTCTATTAGAGTACAACTGGTCTCTTTGTGTTTGAGATGGATTGTATGCTAACTTAACTGCATTTAGTATTGCACCTCTTGCAGTTCCTGCTGGTGAGAACCAAGGGAAGTTGTTAATGTCATTTCTTGCACATAATCCAGCAATGTCACCGTTCATTGGAACATATCTGAATGTGTCTGCAAATCTGTCATACATGTATTTGTATGTGCTATCAAATACTGCGAATGATGAAGATGATACAGGAGCAAAGAAACTAATTACGTTGTCTGTAATTTGATTCGCATCAAATACTACAACTGAACCTGCACTTCCATCACTGAGGAATGAACCTCTATTAGGTGATACGAATGCAACTGCATCCTTTCTTATCTCTGCAACAGAGATAATTTTATTTGCTAGTGATTGACAAGTTTCTTTTGCATGATTGGCAGAACCCATTAGAATAAAGTCTGCTGAGTTTAAATTATCATCTTCAAAGAGTTGATAACCTCCTGCTAATCCAGATAAGGTAACTTGGAATGCACCAGATGCTTCTTCGTCTGTTCCACCATCATAGTTTTTACCACCAGTTAATGTTAGTGTTGTAACCCCAATACCAGCATATCTAATGCCTTGTGCGTTTTGATCCCAACCTACATCTGCTGAAAGTGTATAGTTAGTTGCACCAGCACCAAACGAAGTCGTTACGATTCCAGCAGGTGCTCCACCAGCAAATATATTTGTTGAATTATTATAAAGGTATTTTCTCCAATAGGATGGTGATCCTAATGAGTATAAACCATCTTTTGCCTTTGAAAGTCCTAAATGTTTTTCTAAAACTGTACCTGCATTACCAGTTACTTCACCAGTATCATCAATTACAACTACATGAACTTCATCAAATCTTGAGTCTCTTGCAGCAGCAAATGATGATGTACCAGGTCTCTCTGCAATGTTATTCCAATTAATTGTTGAGTTTGTTAGTTGAATTGCTTGTGAATCAAACCAGTCAACGTTTGAACTTGGTGATCCAGTTCCTGTTGCAACTCCACTATTATTGTGAACTGTTGCTACTGTATTACCAAACTTATAGAGTCCGTTTGGTTGGTAATCTACTGATGTTGAAACACCTGCTTCTGTAACTGATTCTAATATCTTAACAGATACTTTCTTTAATGTAGTATCAACTTCTGTAATAATACCCTTAAAATATCCTGATAACAATGAAGTTGTTCCAGAACCTGCTAAAACAGTGTCTGCTGGAATAGCTTGAGTTATACCAAAACCAACTTGTATATTTGAAGGTAGTGTACTGAATTGTAATACTTGATCTGCTAAGTCATCAATTATGGCAACTTTTAAGTTGTTTGCCCATGAACCAGGATTTCTTGCAGCAACTGTAACACCAGTTATAGTTGATCCATCATATCCTAGATCATTATAATGTTCTGTACTTTTTATCTTTATGCTTCCTGCAGTTCCTGAAAAAGCATTCTTTAAATCATCATCATCTGCTCTGACGACCCTTAATGGTCCTCCATAGCCAAGGTATGATGATGCAACCATCCAATACTCATAGTGCTTATCGGCAGAGTATGGTTTTCCAAAATTATCTAGTAAATCTTGCTCTGTCTCTACTAAAATTGGAAGGTCAACTGCTCCTTTGGCAAATGGACCAACAAGAGCACCAACTTTATCCGATGCTGTGTCTACACGACCAACGGTTAAGTCAACTTCTCTAACTACAATTCCAGGAGATGCTAAATTTAGTGGCATCTTTGTTCTCCGAATCTCAGATTATTTCTGAAATTATTTATTAAAATATCCTTTTTCATGTAG